AGGGCGACTACGTGACGTCGGAGGCCGGGGGCGGGATGGTCGTCGCCGACGAGGCGGACGACCTCTTCGGGATCTGCGTCCAGCGGACCGACGTGGCCGACGGCCAGATGTTCGACCTCCTGCTCTCCCTGTCCGGCGGCTCGACGGCGCCGCAGCCGTAGCAGCAGCCTGACGGCAGGCGTCTCGTGGCGCCGGCCCAGCAACGCAACCACCGCGCGGGCACGAGGCCCGCCAAGCACAGCCAACACCAGTGACGCCGCAACCCGCCCGCGCAGGGGGAGGGGGAGGCACGGAGGATTCCGATGGCGGTTCCCGGCCCCACCTCTCTCCAGGTGCGCGCGGTAGACCCGGTCCTGACCGGGCTCATGTCCCTGCACGCCAACGCCAAGGCGGCGTTCATCGCGGACGCGGCCTTCCCGCCCACGTACCGCGCCGGCGAGCACACCGGCACGTACTTCCGCGCGCACACCGACTTCGGCGGGCACGCGGTGACGGACATCCACCGTGCGCCCGGCGACGGCTACAGGCGTGGCGGCTTCAACCTGACGAACGCCACCTACCGCTGCATCGAGTACGGCTGGGAGACGCCGATCGACCGCGCCCTGGCCGCCGGGTCGCAGACGCCGATCAGCCTGGAGGAGCTCGCGGCCACGCTCTCCCTCCACGAGGTCATGATCGCCCGCGAGCGCCGCGTCCGGGACGCTGCGTTCATCACGGGCCAGTGGACCACGGAGGCCACGCTCGGCGCGGCCGCGCAGTGGGACGATGGCGGCGGAGCGCCGCTCGCCAACCACTGGACGGCGATCGAGACGGTCATGACGCAGACGAAGAGCGCCAAGCGCCCGAACGCTGCCATCTACGGGCAGGCGTCGTTCCGCGTCCTGATCCAGAACCAGGACTTCACGACCCTGATCCCGCAGGCGCAGAGCACGTCGATGCTCTCCGAGGACCAGCTCATGCAGGTGCTCGCGGGCGCGTTCGGGCTCAAGAAGGTCTTCGTCGGCCGGGCCGTGGAGTCCACGGCGGTCGCCCAGGCGGACCTCGGGGAGACCCTGGCGTTCATCCTGCCGGACAACGCGCTGATCTTCTACGCGCCGGAGCTCGACCCGGAGGGCGGTCGGCAGCTCGGCGCCTTCGGGCAGATCGCGTCCACGGACGGCGGGGCGCCCACCGTGGTCGATCGCTACTACGAGGACGACAAGCGGTGCGACGTGGCGCGGGTCCGCGAGCAGCGGGCCGAGGTCGTCTACGACGCGGGGGCGGGATACCTGATCCTGGACTGCGCGAACTAGTCCTGACGATCCGCCGTTGCAGGCGGCGAGGAGATGGAGCCCATGAGCAAGAAGGACGACGAGATCGCCCGCCTCCAGGCGGAGATCGACACGTTGCGAGCCAGGGCCGCAGGCGGGCCGGTCGCGGCTGCGCCCGGGAAGCCCCGCGAGGAGATCCTGGCCGGGCCTCACCACTGGCGGTGGCAGGGTCACGGCACGCTCTTCCTCGGCTCCGGCACCGGGCCGGACGGCGGGAACCAGTGCGGGATCCAGAAGCCGGGCGATGTCGTCTCCGAGGAGTTCGCCCTCGCCGAGATCGAGAACGGCGGGGCATCGGCCGCTTACCTCGTGCCGTGCGAAGGGGAGGCGGAGATCGATGCGCCGCTCGCCCTCGGGTCGCCCAACGCGTCCCTGCCGCGGGTGCGGGCGCACACGCGCCCGGCCACCATCCCGGACCATGGCGGCGGCGCCGTCGCCTGACGCGTGTCCAGCCTGCGGCCCAACGACCAGCGCCCGGCGTGTCGCCCCGGACCGGACCGAAGCGAAGGAGAAGCAACCGTGTCGAACCTCCGAGCGACCGCCAAGGCACACCCGCGCATCGCGGCGCTGGCGCTGTTCGTCCTGCTCGCCGTTCCGTTCGCCGCGTTCGGCGTGGGCGAGATCATCAACAAGCCCTTCGTCCAGGGCGTCCTGACGTTCCGTGGCAACGCGGAGCAGATCGACAACAACACCGACGACATGGTGGAGCTCCAGGGGACCGGGGGGACGGACAACACCGACCTCCAAATCGACCTGGACGGCACGTGGCCCGTGCTCAGTTCGCCCACGGACACGTCGCTCGAAATCGCGGAGGCGCTGATCATCGGCGGCGCGATCACGCTGGCGAACAGCGAGACGATCGACAACGCGAACGACGACTTCATCGAGTTCCAGGGAGCCGCCGGCGCGGACAACACGGACATCCGGGTGGATCTCGACGGTACGCACCCGATCTTCGATTCCCCGACGGACACGCAGATCGCCTTCGCGGAGGACACGATCGGGTTCGGCGCGACGAATGGCGAGACGCTCGTCATGTCGACGGACGACACGTTCGACTTCACGCGGGACGACGCCGGGGCCGTGACGCTGACGTGCTCGGACAACGACGTGATCTGCGCTATGATCTACGATGCCGGGGGCGCGGCGCAGATCACCATCGGCTCGGCGGACGTGACGCAGGTCGTCTTCACGGTGGACGGCACGACGGACGACGACTTCCAGGCGCCCGGCACGTCCATCGGCGCGGCGGAAGTGGTGCTCGACACGCTGACGTACGCGCAGTGGAGCGACTCGTCCGCGATCGACGCGAGTACGACCTTCACGGCAGCGGACGGGATCGGACTGACCTACACGATCTCGCACATGGCCGGCGACGAGAACTTCCTCGCCTTCAACGCGGCGCAGCTCGACGACGCGAACGCGACCGACGACCTCGACGTCATCCGACTCGCTCTCTCGTCGGAGAGCGGGGATGCCGGCGACACCTTCGAGGGCATCGTCGGGACGTGGGCGAACGGCGCGGCGAACGCCGTGCTGGACTCGTTCATCAGCTTCGACAACATGGAGACGACGGCTGCGACGGTCACGGATGCGATCATCATCACGTCGAGCGGCGTGGATGGCGGCATCGTGGACGGGCTCGACGTGAGCGCGGCGAACATCACGAACGCCGTCAACGTCGGCGTCAACCGGGTCGCTGGCGGGAACTCCGACTTCTTCCAAGCCGGAGCGACGGACGCCACGTTCCTCTACACGAGGGACACGGCCGGTGAAGTCGTCTTCCAGGGTGCAGATGACGCGGGGGCGGCGGACACGCGGTTCGACACGACGGGAGCAGGCGCGGTCTTCCTCGGCTCCGCAGATGTGACCTCGGTGACGGTGACGACGGACGCGACCGGAGACGGTAGCGACTTCGAGGTGCCGGCAAGCTCCATCGAGAGCGACGAGATCCTTGACGGAGCTATCGTCGCAGCGGACCTCGCCGACACGCTCTGCCTCCAGGTGTTCTCCGTGACGTTCAACCCGACGGAGGCGGGGGCGACCAACGACTTCGTGGCGCTCACGTCGATCGACGTGGCGACGGGCGACGCTCGGTTCTCGGCGACGGAGGGCGACCAGGACGACTTCCGGGTGCCGGTCGCCGTGACGGCGGACAACCTCGCCGTCGTCGTGGACGTGGCGCCCGGGGCCGGCAACGACGACTGGAAGGTCACGCTGCGGGACGACGGGGCAAGCTCAACGCTGACGTGCACGATCGACGAGGGGGCGACGACCTGCGCCGACGCGGTCGCCCCCGTTGCGGTCGCCGCCCTCAGCAGGCTGAACGTCCTCGTGGACTCGTCTGGCGGCGGGGCGGACCCGACGGCTGCGGCCGAGATGACGATCAGCTTCTGCCTCGGTCAGTAGCCCCATCGAGCACCCGGCCCCGGGCAGGAGGGCCACATGGCAGCCTCGACCTTCGGCGTCACCGCCGCGCTCCTCCAGTCCGACATATTCCCGCACTACACCTTCTCGGCGACCTCACACCCCACCTCCACGGCCGTCGGCACGATCATCACCCGGGCCGGAGCCGTCGTGAGCGGCCTCGTGGACGCTCGCGGCCTCAACGCTAACGCCCTCGACGCGACCGGGGAACCCATCGCCTACTACTTCTGCCAGCGCCTGACGCTGGTCGGCGCCGCGCTCGACGTGGCGCGTGCCTTCACGGGCAGCGGTGCGCCCGGCGAACTCGTGGACACGCTCCGGCGTGAGTGGATGGACGGGCTCAAGGCGCTGCGCGACCCGCAGATGGGCAAGGCGATGCTCGTGGACGCCTACGGCTCTGCGACGGCGGGGCGGATCCGCACGCACGTCCAGGACACGAGCAGCCTGCCGACCACGAGCACGGACCTCTCGATCGACGACCCGGAGTTCACGGGCGGGATGGACCTTTAGCCGTGCCCGCGTCGCGGGACGGCCTCCTAGACTTCGACTGCTCGTTCGTCGGCGGCGAGGGGGCGATCAAGCAGCACGTCTCGGACCTCGGGCTGGCGAAGGCCCGCGTGGGCGACTTGCGGCCGGCGTGGGCGGCGATCCACAACGGCGACCGTTCCAACCCGCTGCTCCGTGCGGGGAGGCTGCGGAATAGGATCACGCCCGGCGCGTCGTCGAGCGGTGGCGCGGACACCGTGCCGTTCGTCCAGATCACGCGGGAGCAGTTCGAGTCGCACGGCCAACGCGGCGGGGCGGCGTGGCCCGGCTACGACAACGAGCCTCGCTACCAGGTGATCAAGGAGAAGTACGGCGGCGGCCTCGACCGGATGCTGCGGTGGACGGAGGGGCACGAACGCCTGTTCCCGTCCCTCGTTGAGCCTGGCCACCCGGAGCACGTGTTCGAGTCGAGTCCGCTGCGGTGCAGGATGGGGACACGGGTGCCGTACGCGTTGCGGCACCAACTCGGGCAGGGCATCCAGCCGTTCGACAAGGTGCCGCTTCCGAAGCGCCCGCTGATCGCGATCACGACCGCCGACTTTGACGGGTGGATGCGGGCCATCCAGCGGCACATCGAGGGCGAGGGCGAGCTGCGGGCGGCGCGGGTGCGGCTCTAGGGCTGTGGAGGCAGGCCATGATCGAGGACTGCCTGAAGGAACTCCGCACCGCGATCCAGACGAACCTCCCGGCGCTGCTCAACGCCGAGGACGCAGCCTACGCTGCGGCCGACGCGGCAGAGACCGGCATCGGTGCCGCCATCGTGCTCGCGGACATCGCCACGATCCGGTTCGAGGAGTTCAACGAGCAGGCGCTCCAGACGCTCCCGGCGGTGGCGCTCGTCCACCGCGGGACGCAGGAAATCTACTGGATCAGCGCCCACGTGACGCTCGTCCACACGATCGACGTGAAGCTTCTCGTGGCGGACACGAACCCGATCGTGCTGGAGCGGAGGCACGCCCGCACGGCCGAGGCGCTGCGACGCATGCTCTCGGCGAACGTCGAGGGGACGGGCGTTACGTCGGACCCGATCTACCAGGTGGACGTCGTCGACTCGGTGGTCATGCCGCTTTTCAGGATCGAGCACGGGCTGGCCAAGGGCTCGCTCGTGACGATCCGGGTCTACGAGTTGGAGGACCGGCCGCGGTCGTAGCGGTGCGGGAGGAGGACGTCGTGGCGAAGCGGAAGGCGAGCGCGCCCGAGGCGCAGAGGCGCGTCCGGCGTGTGATCTACGTCCCGTCGCATCGCGTGTGGGCCGCAGCGAATCCGGCCGACCAGGGCGTCGAGGTGATCTCGTACGACGCCAGCAACCCGCCGCCGGAGGCCGTGGCCGCCGCCGGTCGCATCGTCGAGGTGGAGGGCTAGGCCGTGGCGATTCCTCGTCAGCAGTTGCTCCTGGCGGAGCGTGAGGTCGGCGGGTACGGCGTGGACCCGGTGCCCACCGGTACGGACGCTATCCTCGTCGTCGACGACCTCTCGATCGAGACGGGGCACGAGAGTGCGGAGATCCTGCCCGTCGACTCGTTCCTCGACGGACTCGGGCATGTGGCTGGATCCCTGATCGCCAAGTGCAGTTTCAGCGTGCCGGTACGCGGCTCGGGCGCGGCCGGGACGCAGCCCGAGATCGACGCGCTCCTCGCAGCGTGCGGGTTCAGCCACGTGAACGTGCCGGCCACGTCGGACACCTACGTCCCGGCGAACGTGTGGAACGCGACGCCGGCGAACGGCTACGTGTCGAACACGCTCTACGTCCAGGACGGCGTGCACCAGCACCAGATCCAGGGAGCTTACGGCACGTTCGGGCTCACGGCCGACCCCAACACGTTCGCCAAGTTCGCGTTTCAGCTGACGGGTCTCTACGAGCGCCCGACGGACGTGGCGACGTTCACGTCTCCGACGTTCGATACGGCACGTCCGCAGCCGTGCAGGGGCCTGACGCTCACGCTGCACGGGACGGCGGGCGGCGTGGCGCTCCGGCTCGCGTCGTTCTCGTTCGACCTCAACCGCGAGGTGCACACGGTCCCGAGCATGTCCGGGGCGTTCGGCGTCGCAGCCTTCGATCTGGGGCGGTGCGCCCCGACGGCGACGGCCGTGGTCCAGGAGCAGACGCTCGCGGGCAAGGACTGGTACGCCGCTCTGGAGACGGGGGCACTCTCGACCCTCTCCATCGCGATCGGCGCCACAGCGGGCAACATCCTCACGATCAGCGACCCCGGCGGCACCGGCGGTATTCAGGTACGGACCTTGTCGCGCACGACCGGCCCCGGTGGCGTGATCTCGCTTGAGCTCGGCTTCTCGTTCGCGCGCTCGGCCGGCAACGACGCGATTCGGTTCATCTACACGTAGCCCCCTTCGGCGTGTGAGGCGCCGTCTCATCGCCTACCGCTCCCGGTCTCGCGCCGTCTGCCGGCCTCACACTGGCAGCGGCCTGCACGCGAGGCCGGGAGCGGGCGGCCCTCCTCTGCTCCCTCCTGTGCAGGAGGAAGGAGATCGTCCCGATGCCCCGATGGACCGATCACCGCCCCGACGGCGGCGTCTACGTGCTCAAGGCGGACCGCGAGCTTGCGCCCGAGGCGCAGGTGCGGTTCCTCTTCCGCGACCCGCTACCGTCGGAGATCGCCTCGTTCGAGGACTCGACAGGCTTCCAGACGTACGGCGAGGCCGTGATCCTCAACCCCGGCGACGGCGATCCCGTCGTGGGCCTGCGGAAGCGCTGGCACACGAACGGCGCGGCCAACAACGTGCGTGCGCTCCTCCTGTTCCTGACGGACGTGACCGGCCTCGGGCCGGACGGTCGCCCGCTCGTCTGGCCGAAGGGCGAGATCGAGGACGGCGTCGACGACTTCGGGAGGCCCCGACTGCGGAAGGCCGGCGACATGGACCGCGAGCGGTTCCTCGCGCGCTTCGCGCAGGCGGACCTCTACGAGGTGGCCGAGCACATCCTGGAGCGCGGCCACCTGACGGCGGGGGAACGGGGAAACTGACCCGCGCCGCCGATCTCGTCGTGGCGCTCCCGGAGGCTGACGACGACGTGGCCCGGCGCTCGTTCGGCGGCGCGTTGCACCCGGAGCTCCAGGCTGAGATCGACCGCGTCCCGCCGGACGTGTGGGCGCTCGTGCGCCTCTGGACGCACTACGAGCGCGGCTTCCTCCTCTGCGCCGGCGGCATGGACGCGCAGCCGCAGCGGTACGTCGAGGCGATGGAGTTGCTCTCGCAGGAGATCGGTCGGGGTAGGCGGCAGAAGCACGAGCAGCGCCGCGGCCGAATCGAGGGCGGGCACGCCAACGCCGGCAGGGCGCCGCTCAAGATCCACGGGGCGCCGAAGGGCGGGATGACGCGGGTGGTGTAGGCGGGCACGGAGGGCGTGGGCATGTCGACTGCGGGCGTGCTCGACGTCGAGATGCGCGCCCGGGACCGGGCCAGCCGCGAGATGGACAAGGTCGGCAAGAGCTTCGACAAGCTCGTGGAGAAGCAGAAGAAGCAGATCGTCACGGCGAAATCGATGGCCGTGGCAGAAACCGAGGCGAAGCGTCAGCTTCGGGAGATGGGGATCGAGGTCGACAAGCAGGCGTCGCTCTCTGAGAAGGCGGGCGCCGCGTGGACGAAGTTCGCTGTCGGGCTCGGCGTGGCGGCGGGCGCCGTCTACGCGGCGAAGCGGGCGCTCGGCGCCATCGCCGACACGTCCACGCTCGTCAACGCGTTCCAGGCCGCCGGCCTGTCGATTGAGGAGGCGCAGCGGCGCACTTCGGGCATGGTCGCCGAGACGGACCTCATGCGGTCGCGCATGGAGTTGGCGAATGCCGAGGTGGCGATCACGAACGACCAGTTCGGGCTCCTGGCCGTCGCCGCAGCGAACATGGCCGACATGCTCGGCACGACGACGACCGAGGCCATGGACCGGCTTGTGCAATCCATGGTGAGCGGGCAGGCCCGCGGCTTGAAGCTCCTCGGCGTCATCGTGGACGAGAAGGCCGCCGTCGAGGAGTGGGCCTCGGCGCACGGCACGACGGCCGACAAGCTCTCCGCCACGGACGAACGGGCGGCGAAGCTGGGGGCCACGCTCAAACTCCTGGAAGAGCGGTACGGTCCGAGGGCCACGGCGCAGGTCCAGAACTTCGGCGATGAGTGGGATCAGGTCGGTGCCGAGGTCGCCGATACGATCCACTTCTGGACGGGTCTCGCGGCGGCGCAGGCGGACGCGTCGATCAAGCAGATGAACGCTACGACGGCCACCCTCGGCCTCGTGGACGTGCTGCGCTCTGGCACGAAGGACGTGTCCGAACTCGCTGTCGCGGTCAAAGGCTACGACGCGGCGCAGGCCGACGCGGCGAAGGTCGGAGAGCATTCGACTTACGTGCTGCTCCAGAACGACAAGGCGCTCCTCCAGGTCGCTCGCTCAACGATTGCGGCCAGAGATGCTGATGTCGCCGCGGCGAGGGCCAAGCGCGACCTCAACGATGAGCTGGTGGCCGGCGTCGCGTTCCTCCAGACGGACATGACTGCGGCGGCGCAGGCCGGGCGCACGATGGCAGCATGGGCGGCGGCCAATAGGAAGGCGACCAAGTCGATCGACGACCGGGCCGCGTCGATTCGCGCCGCCCGTGAGGCAGAGGCCGGCGAGGACCGCCCGGACCCGCTCGCAGCCGCGGTGCGCGGGATCAGCGGCGAGGGCGGCGGCGCACACACGGAGGATCCCGAGGATCTGCCGGACCGCATCGGGGCGATCATCGAAGGGCTGGGTATCCAGACCACGATGCTCGGCGACGCGACAGGCGCCGTCGAGGAATACGATGCGGCGCTGGCCGACGCGATGCGGGCGAACGAGGACTTCGCCTCGTCCGTGACGGGGTGGGCGGCGCCGGCCGCGGTCGCGTTCACGCAGGCGATTGAAAGTGTGGTCGCCGGTGAGGTCGGATTCGGCGCTGCGATGGCCAGCATGGCCCGGTCGGTGATCTCCGGCGTCGCGTCGCAGGCCGCGGTCAAGGCGGTCTACGAGCTGGCGGAAGGCATCGCCGCCGCATCCAATCCATTCACCGCGCCGACGGCGCCGGGACATTTCGCGGCAGCCAAGCTCTTCGCGGGCATCGCTGCGGGTGCGGCCGTTGCGGCAGGAGCGGTCGGCGCAGCAACAGGGGCGGGGAAGGGTAGCAGAGGAGGAGGAGGTGCAGGCGCCGCTCGCGCTGGTGGTGAGACGGCGGCCGGCCGTGACTCGCAGGAGCGCGGAGAGGGGACGATCATCATGGTCTTCGGTGGGGACCGCCTCCACACGGATGAGCAGATCGCCCGGCGCGTCGAGCAGGTGACGGGGCGCGGCATCTCATCCGGCACGACGCGCCGCTCGTCGCAGTTCAGGGGAGCGTAGGTGCCAGCGACCACCACGCACCCGCGCTTCCTGAACCGCCTCACGGTGCAGGCCGGCGCGGGCTCCGGTCTGCGGACCTTCTCGGCGAACTTCCGATTCGACGAGGGCGGCGGACAACTGACGGCTGCGATCCCGGCCGCCACGTACTACGTGCGGCGCAACGGCGCAGGCATCTGGGCGGCCAGCGGGTTGCTCAACGCGATCGAGACGGCGATGAACGCCGTCGGGGCGAACGCGTACTCGGTGACGCAGAGCACGACGGGCTTCGTGACCATCGCGCGGTCGGCCGGCGTCGCCGCCTTCACTCTGCGCTGGAACACGGGCACGGCGCCGCTCTTCGACGGCACGGTGCTCGGCTTCGACACGAGCGCCAACGATGGCCCAGGGACCAGCTTCACGAGCGACTGGCAGCACCGCTTCGGGTGGTATCCCGAGGTGTACCTGCTCGACGGATACCGCTACTTCCCGACGGCGACGATCGGCTCTGCGCGCTCCCTCGGGGGCCAGCAGTATACGCAGCGGTGGAACACCGACGAGCGCGGCGTCGCCCGCGTGGACTTCGTGCCGGCGGCGAAGGTCCGGTTCCACGACCTGCACCAGTACGTGCTCGGCGACCGGCACGAGTCGTTCTCGCACTCGTGGAACACGGCCTGGGAGGGCTTCTACGAGATCGCCAGGGACGGCGTGCCGTTCGAGATCCACCCTGACGTGGCGACGGTGCAGTTCTTGGAGGCGGTCGTCGATCCGAACAAGGTGGACTGGTGCCGCGACTTCGAGAACGCGGCCGAACTTCAGCTTGAGCGAGGTGAGCGGTACAGGGTCACGATCCCGTGGATGTCGTCCGTCGCCTAGCGTCGCCACCCTCCGCCCGCCACTCGGCTTCGAGGTCCGCGAGGCTGTCGGCGTTGCACCCGGTCGGTTCGGCGGCGCTCCCGTCCACGGACAAGCCCACCTCGACGTAGAGCCCGGTCGGTAGGTTGGCGAACAGGGCGGACGGCTCGACGGACAACGTGCGGGCGAGACGTGCGATCACGGCGAGGCGGATCTCGCGGGGCGGGTCGTCCTGCATGAGCGCCACGAGCAGGCGGAGCGGGAGCCGCGACGCCCGGTGGAGCAGATCGAGGCTCACGTCCTGTCGAGCGCAGAGGTCGCGCAGGCGAAGGCGCACTGGATGGGAGCGTAGCACAGGCGTCCTGCCAGGGTACGGAGGGGTCGTAGCGTGGCGTTCGCCGACACCGCGAGCCTCCCGTACCTCTACCTCACGATCGAGGGGCTGGGGCCGACGACGGACACGGGCGGGACGGCGGTCGCCTACCGGCTCTCGACGTTCGACCCGGGCTTCGCCGGCTTCCCCGCCGGGACGTGGCGGCCGTACATGAGCGTGCTGCCGTCGCACGTCGAGTCGGAGCTTGACCCGGCGACGTGCGAGGTCAACAATTCGGCGATCACGTTCGACCTGATCGAGGGCTCGGCGGGGGCGGTCTTTCTCACGGACCTGTTCGCGACGCGGCAGCGGAGCCGGGTCGGCAGGATGGCGGCGCGCGCCCTCGCGGCCGACGCCACGATCGACGTGACGCGGGTCGTCGGCGGCGTCCCTGCCGTCAACGACGTGTGCTGGATCGGC